CAAACTCCGCGATGCTCGTGCCGAACTTAAGCACAAGTATGAAGAGGAGGATGGCGCGCTGCGCGAGAAGATGGACAAGATTGAGCACGCGCTGCTCGAACTCACAAAAGAGCATGGGTTGGACAGCATCAAGACCCCGTACGGCACGGCGTCGCGGACTGTTCGCACCCGCTACTGGGCACCCGACTGGGATGCGTTCACGAAGTTTTTGGATGAGCATGGCAGCTATGATCTGCTTGAGCGTCGCATCCACCAAGGAAACTTCAAACAGTTTCTGGAGAACAATCCAGATATTCAGCCGCCGGTTAACGCAGACAGCCGGTATTCAATCATGGTTAGACGAGGTAACAAGTCGTGACGGAAGCAGACTTAGAGCTGCTGACGACAAAAGAGGCTGCACAGTTTTTGCGGCTCTCACCGTCAGCGATCCATAAACTCCGAAAGGAGGGCGAACTACCGTTCGTTCAGTTAGGCAAGAAGGTTTTCTTTAAGAAAGAATCTCTTGTCGAGTACGTCAATGATCAGATGCGTGTGTACGAATAAGGAGACCAGTGATGGCTAATGAGATTGGACTTTTTGAAGGCGCTGCTAATGTGCCTGCTCACCTCCAAGGTGGCGAACTTTCTGATACTGCAAAAGCACTCGGTGCTGGCGGTGGTGGTCTCAAGTGGATCAGCATTAAAGGCGGCGTGTTCCGCATGATGGTTGGCAATCAAGAAGTTGCCACAAACGAAGACCGCTCGATGAAGATGGTGGTTGTTGCCTCAGCACCGGGCTACGCACGGACCTACTACGCTGACTCTTATAAAGAGGGCGTCAAGGCACTGCCCGCTTGCTGGTCGGATGACGGAAACGCACCGTCGCCCAACGTGCCTGAGCCTCAGTCCAACCTGTGTGCATCCTGCCCGCAGAACGTGAAAGGCTCTGGTGCCAGCGGTGGTCGTGCTTGCCGGTACTCTGCTCGCCTTGCTGTTGTTCTGGAGGGTGACATGAGCGGTGATGTTTACGGGCTGAACATCCCGGCGACCTCGATCTTCGGTGACGCTGACAGTGAGCATTACCTCTCGCTTCAGGAGTACGTCAAAAAGCTAGCCGGGTTTGGCTACGATGTAGTCAAAGTCGTGACGGAGATGAAGTTCGACACCAAGTCTCCGGTGCCTAAGCTGATGTTCCGTGCGGTTCGCCCGCTTGATGAGAATGAGTGGGAGAAGGTTAAGAAGCAGTCAGATAGTCAGGAGGCAAAGACCCATACGGGTGAGCGTAAGTTCGAGCGCAATGACGAAGAAGATCAGGCACAGCCTGTAGCCCCGCCCAAGCCCAAGACCGCTAAGAAAGCACCTGCTAAGCAGGAGGCGGACGACGAGGCGGAAGAGGTCGAGGAGCCAAAAAAGGTTTCTAAGAAAAAGGAGCCTGAGCCTGAGACCGACGACATCTCGGATATTCTCGATGAGTGGGGTGATGAGGAAGACTGATGTTGTACGGACGTTTAACGTACAAAGAATTGCAGCGGTTGGTCGAAGAAGCTCTGCGAAAGAATCAAGGCGATCTAGTTGAACTCGAAAGAGATTTGGCTGAACAGCTTGCCGACTCTATGGGTGCGCTGGTAGCTTTGATAGACGCTGAGGCGGAAGCCCAAAAGCATAACCGCTCGCATGTACAGTCTGACTTACTCGAAGAGTAGGCAAAAAGTAAGGGGGCGGCGATGCCGCCCCCACATAACAACGCCGGAAGCATCGAATGAGATCACTAGAGACATTTCTCGATGCTGTGCTTCCTGATAGTGGAATCTATTGCGTTGTTGGCATTCAAAGTGACAACAAGGTCAGGCAGCAGTTCGTCGATACAAAAGACGACGTTGCGGAGAGAGCAGGCGACCTCGTTGAGCAGGAAGTCAACGCATATTTCGCAGTAGCCTCATTCAGAGAAGGCAGCGACAAACGGACACAAGACAATGCGGCGTGGATGAAGGCGTTCTGGCTCGACCTCGATTGTGGGCCGGGCAAAGAGTACGCCTCACAGGATGATGCTTTAGCCGCGTTGCCTGACTTTATTCACAGAGCCAACCTGCCTCAGCCTTTGCTGGTCAATTCTGGTAACGGAGTGCATGTTTACTGGCCACTTCATGAGCAGATAGACAGCGAAAGCTGGCTGCGGATTGCTGGCAAACTCAAAGCAGCATGCCGCCTGCTTGGCTTAGAAGCAGACCCGGCAGTCACAGCGGACTCTGCGCGCATACTGCGCATACCCAGCACGGTCAACTTCAAAGACCCGGAAAATCCTAAGACCGTGCATATCATGGGGGATCAGTATGAGGTCACAACCGCTGATGACATTGAAGAAAACCTCGACGCGCTCGACCTGCCACACGAGGAGCCGCTATCAAAGCGCGAGCATGGCGAGCTTAGCGAGACTGCCAAGGCGCTGATTGGCGCTCGCACTTCAAAGTTCAAAAAGATTGTGCGGCGCAGCCTCAAAGAGAGCGGCTGTAACGCGATCAAGCACATTGTGACTAACCAAGATGGGCTGGAGGAGCCGTTGTGGCGTGCCGGTCTGTCTATTGCATGGGCGTGCGAGGACGCGGATGAAGCCATCCACCTCATGTCCAAAAAGCATTCAGGCTATGACCCGCAGGCCACGCTTGAGAAGGCCAAGCAGACAAAAGGACCATACACCTGCGAGACGATTGGCGAGTTGATGCCGAGCCTGTGCGAGGGCTGTCCGCACAAAGGCAAGATTAGTAGCCCGATTCAGCTTGGCAGTGAAGTCAAACGCGATGACTCTGGCATGTTTTTGTTTGATGAGCAGCCGGGCTCTGACTCTGACTCCGAAGAAGCACCCGAGAAGCCGCAGAAGGATCAGTCTGTGCAGGGCTTCCGCCCACCCTTTCCTTACTTCCGTGCTGAGGGTGGTGGTGTGTACCGACAGGAGGGCAGCGGCGATGAAGCGCAGGAGATCAAGGTCTACGAATACGACCTGTACCCCATAAAGCGTGTGTTCGACCCTAACGACGGCGAGTCTATTGTTTTTCGCCTGCACCTGCCCCAAGACGGAGTTAAAGAGTTTACTGTACCGCTTAAACGGCTGATGGCGGGCGATCAGTTCAGAGAAACTTTTGGCGGCGAGGGCGTCGCTGCCACGCAAGCGCAGATGAAAGAGATCATGAACTACACAATCAAATTCACCAAAGAACTACAAAAGCTGCAGCAGGCACACGAAGCGCAGCTACAGTTTGGCTGGACCATAGATCGCGACAAATTCATTGTTGGCAACCGAGCCTACACCCGAGACGGTAGCTACGAACACAACCCGGCATCCAGCACGACGGCTGATCTAATTAGACATTTTGAGCCGCAAGGTGATTTGCGGGAGTGGAAGGCCGCCTTCAACGTGTTTGCTCGCGAAGGTATGGAGCCGCTGCAGCTCACTGCTGGAGTGGGGTTTGCCGCCCCGTTGATGCCATTCACTGGCCTGTCGGGTGCGACGATTAACTTGATAAGCAACGAGTCAGGCACTGGTAAATCTACAGCAGGCTATCTAGCCATGAGTATCTTTGGCGACCCCAAAGGCACGGCACTAATTGCAGAAGACACGCATCTTGCCAAGATGCACCGCATCGGTGTGATGAACAATCTGCCTGTCATGTCAGATGAGATGACGAATCTCGCACCCGATTTGCTCTCGAACATGATCTACGCCGTATCGCAGGGACGTGCTCGGCATCGCATGGAGCGTGACGTAAACCGAGAGCGTAAAAATATCAGCTCATGGAAGACCATTCTGCTGACAAACTCCAATGCGTCGATGATGAGCAAACTGGCTAAGGCCAAAGCACGGCCAGACGGCGAGATGATGCGGCTGCTAGAGATGCACGTCAGCCGGGTTTATGTCGAGGGGGCAGACATTCTCTTCGACAAAATCAACGACCACTTTGGCCTTGCTGGTGAGGTATACATTCCGTGGCTGGTCAAAAACCGCGACGAGATTCCCAAGCTGTATGACAAGCAAAAAGAGATTATTTACAACAAAATTGGCAAGCGCATGGAAGAGCGGTTCTGGGTGAGCACCATGGCCGCCGACTTAGTCGGCCTACGCATTGCACAAAAGCTTGGGCTGCACGACTACGATCTTGTGCATCTGGAGCGTTGGGTGTGTGACTATATTGTCAGTCTGCGCGGTGAAGTGAAGTCTGAAGTTGTGCTGGCCGATGATCTTGTCGGCGAGTTTTTGATGGACCACTCCAACAGCATCCTCGCAGTTGGCAACCGTATCAACCCGCGCAGCGGCGACAACATCTGGATGCCGTCTCGCTCTGCCAAGCTGGTGGCTCGGTTTGAGTTGGATGAAAATCGCATGTACATCGCCAAAAAAGCGTTTCGTGAATACTGCGTGGATAGGCAGTTTACAGAGTCAGAAGCTCTGCGACAGGCATCCGACGAGGAGTCCAGTTTTCGGTACATTAAAACAGTCAAAAAGCGCATGATGGCGGGCACTGCGATAACTGCACCGGGGGTGGACGCGCACGTGTTTGAGTGTTCGCCTGAAGAAGCTGAGGCTCTTTTTGACGCACTAGATAACCAGCGGTCACAGCAAGACGATGCTGAGGATTAGAATGTGCTGCGGTGGGACTTTCATGCAGTGCTTGGCGGCATGCGGATTGGCGACAGTTTTTTCGTGCCCTGCCTAGCCTGCGAGCGATACCGAAATCAGGTAAAAAGACTGGCCAAAGAGTATGGCATTGAGGTCCGCTGTATGCAGAGAACTGAGAATTATATCAAGGGTTTACGAACATGGAGGATAAGGTAGAATTCCACTTACAGTGACGTATCGCTCTCTCCTCCCTGACCACGTCACTGGTCTCTGAAGTGGGTTGCCCCCGGTCCGCCGGGGGCTCTTTTT